GGTCAGGGTGCTGCTAGATATCTTTCTTATATTTGGTATCTAAATAATGTTGATGGTGGAGAAACTGAATTTGTTAATGGATTTAAGGTAAAACCTGAAGCTGGAAAGTTATTTATTTTTCCTTCTACATGGACTTATCTTTATCGTGGAAAAACACCTCCCCCAGGAACAACTAAATACATATGCACGGGATTTTTATACGCACAATCTAACCCGTATATAAATCAACAACAAAATAGCGGAGAAGGGTAATACCTCTCCTTTTTTAATGGAGGACTTATGCAGTTTTATTATAATTTAAATCCGCCTGGATACGAAGGTGAATCCGATTTGGTTACACTGGAAGCCCCGACAGATGTGATGGATGTTATGTTTGGATATGCACAGCAAATTGCAGAGACTAAAAATATCGCCCATAATAAAGCATTGAAAGATTTGATTCAACAATCAGTTAAAATATTAATGGAGAAAAATTATGACCGTAAAAATCGTAAGACTAAAAAGCGGTGAGGACATTATTTCTGATGTCAAGGAAGTTTATCTAAAGGAAAACGAAGAAAAGATTGCTGCTTTGCAATTTGAGGATCCATTTAGTGTTGCATTAGAACAAGATGCTGCATCTATGTTCTCAGAAGGAACACCAATTAAAGTCAGTAATCCTAAGGTTCATATGATTTCTTGGATTCCTTTATCGTCAAGCAGAACAGTGTACATAGAACCGACCGAAGTGGTGTGTGCATATGATCCACATGCTGCAGTATTAGAACAGTATCAACGTATTTTGGAGGCTATCAATGGAAGAGGAGATGATCTTGGAGGAGGGGCAGTCGATGAGTCCCTCAGTTTTGAAAATAGTTTTGTTGAAGCATCGGGATCTGTATCTGATTGGGAAGGTGACTGAACTTGACGAAGAGCCAGCCATTTTAGTTGAAGGATGTTATGAAATTGTAGAGTGTGCTGAGTATGGTTCTGATCCTGAAGATTTAGAACGTCGTGCATATTCTCTAGAGGGAACTCATCTCAAAACATCTGCTAGACAAGTTGATGAAAGTGCTCAAGATAAAAATTGGTATGTTTATGAATACGTTATTCTCAGAGCATATCCTAAGTTTGCTTCCCAGCGAGATCTCTTCTTGACAAGCGATTCAATCTTTACTATACTGGATCCTGAACCAGGTGTTCTGGACCTTTATCAAAAAGTGACTGGATGAAATTTTACACAAACATTCAACAGATGGGTGATGATATTCTCTATCGTGGATTCGACAATGGTCGAAGAGTCCAGTATAGAGAAGCATTTTCACCTACTTTGTTTGTTTCTAGTCCTACAGAATCAAAGTATAAAACTCTGGACAGGCAGAACGTAAAGCCGATGAAGTTTTCTGGACCTCGTGAAGCACGAGAGTTCATGAAGAAGTATGAGGAGATTCCAAACTTTGATGTCTATGGATACGAACGTTTTGTGTATCAATATATCTCGGACCAGCATTCCGATGAAGTTGATTACGACTTTAAAAAACTTGATATCTATACGATTGACATTGAGGTAGCATCTGAAAATGGATTCCCTGATGTTCAAAGTGCTGCAGAGCAAGTGCTTTGTATTACAATCAAGAATCTCCACACTAAACGTGTAGACGTTTGGGCTACACGGGAGTTTGATGTTCCTGAGGGTGTTAATGTCCACTTGTCGTGGGAAGAATCTGTAATGCTCAAAGATTTTGTGTCATTCTGGGCACAGAATACTCCCGACATTGTTACTGGATGGAACTGCTACTTGTATGATATTCCTTATATTTGCCGCAGGATGGATCGTATCATGGGAGAGAAGTGGGTCAAATCACTTTCACCATGGAATAAAGTGAATGAACGTGAGATCACAATCATGGGCAGGTCTCATATTGCTTATGACATTTTGGGAGTTTCTTGCTTAGATTATCTTGACTTGTACAAGAAGTTTACTTATACAAACCAAGAGTCTTATCGTCTAGATCATATTGCTTTCGTCGAACTCGGCCAACGTAAGTTGGATCACTCTGAGTTTGATACCTTCCGTGATTTCTATACCAATGGTTGGCAGAAGTTTGTTGAGTACAACATCTTTGACGTAGAACTTGTTGACCGTCTGGAAGACAAGATGAAACTCATTGAACTTGCTATCACCATGGCATATGATGCTAAGGTAAACTTTGAGGATGTATATTCCCAAGTTCGCATGTGGGATACCCTTATCTTCAATTTCCTAAAGAAAGATAATATTGTTGTCCCCCAGAGGAAAGGAAGTAAGAAGAATGATAAGTATGCAGGTGCTTTCGTAAAAGAACCCATCCCAGGTTTGTATAATTGGGTTGTCAGTTTTGACTTGAACTCACTGTATCCTCACTTGATTATGCAGTACAACATCGGCCCCGAGACTCTCTTGCATACAAGGCATCCGTTAGCAACGGTAGATCGTCTCCTTGAAAAGGAATTAGATCTGAGTACTCTGGATGGAGAGACTGTTTGTGCTAATGGGGCAATGTATACAACACACTATCAGGGATTTCTTTCTAAGATGATGCAACGCATCTATGATGATCGTACCATCTACAAAAAGAAGATGATTGCAGCAAAGAAGGAGTACGAAAAGAATCCTAATCAAAAACTAGAGAAGGATATTGCTAAGTTCAACAACATCCAGATGGCACGAAAGATTCAACTCAACTCTGCTTATGGTGCCATCGGAAACCAATACTTTAGGTATTACAATCTTCAAAATGCTGAGGCAATTACTTTGTCTGGTCAGCTGTCTATCCGTTGGATTGAGAAAAAGATGAATGCCTATCTCAATAAAATTCTAAAAACTGACGGAGAAGATTATGTTATTGCTGCTGACACTGACTCTATTTACCTCAATCTGGGTCCTTTTGTTGACAAGGTATACGGAGGGAGAGAGAAAACTAATGATCGCATTGTTGCGTTCCTTGATAAGGTCTGTCAGGTGGAATTTGAAAAATTTATTGAAGGTTCTTACAAAGAACTGGCAGAGTACGTGAATGCGTTTGATCAAAAGATGTTCATGAAACGTGAAACAATTGCTGACAAAGGTATCTGGACGGCCAAGAAAAGATATATCCTAAATGCTTGGGATATTGAAGGTGTTCGATTCACTGAACCCAAACTGAAGATCATGGGTATTGAAGCAGTCAAGTCTTCTACTCCTGCACCCTGTCGTCAAAAGATTAAAGATGCTCTTAAAGTCATCATGACAAAAACTAATGATGACCTGATTCAATTCATCGAACAGTTTCGTGAAGAATTCAAGCAGATGCGTCCTGATGAGATAGCATTTCCAAGGAGTGTAAATAATCTAGGTAAATTTAGTAGCCCTGCAACAATCTATGGAAAAGGTACACCAATTCATGTCCGAGGTTCACTACTGTATAATTACTATATTCGAAAGCATAAACTTACTAATCGATACCCTATTATCCAGGAAGGTGAAAAAATCAAGTTTATCTTCCTCAGAACCCCAAACAAAGTGAATGAGAATGTAATCGCTTTCATTCAAGAGTTCCCTACAGAACTAGGGCTTGACAAATCAATAGACCATGACTTACAATTCGAGAAAAGTTTTCTAGAGCCACTCAAGACAATTCTAGATACCATCGGTTGGAAGACCAAAAAAATTAACACGTTGGAGTTTTTATTCGCATGAATTTCTTACAGGATGTAGTAAAGGAGATTGGTAATGAGTATGCTGGACTTGTATCTGATGGTGTCGCTGCAGGTGACTGTGATACTTTTGTCGATACAGGTAGTTATATTTTCAATGCTCTTGTTTCGGGATCAATCTTTGGTGGTATCCCGTCGAACAAGATTACTGCTATTGCGGGTGAATCGAGTACTGGAAAAACCTACTTTTGCCTTTCTGTTGTTAAGCATTTTCTTAACAGCAATCCGAACGCTGGTGTGGTTTACTTCGAATCCGAATCCGCTATTACCAAGTCAATGATTGAAGATCGGGGTATCGATTCGAAGCGAATGATTATTGTACCTGTCGTTACGGTGCAAGAATTTCGTACACAGGCCCTGAGGATTGTGGATAAATACCTAGACCAGAGCGAAAAAGTTAGACAGCCTCTTATGTTTGTGTTAGACTCTCTAGGGAATCTTTCAACAACAAAAGAAATTGAGGACTCATCAGAAGGCAAAGAAACCAGAGACATGACAAGGGCTCAGGTTACTAAATCTGTTTTCCGAGTTCTTACATTAAAACTTGGTAAGGCAAACATTCCTATGCTGGTAACAAACCATACGTATGACGTGGTAGGTGCTTATGTTCCAACTAAAGAAATGGGTGGTGGTAGTGGTCTTAAGTATGCCGCTTCTACTATTATCTACCTCTCCAAGTCTAAGGAGAAAGACGGTAAAGAAGTCGTCGGGAATATTATCAAGTGTAAAGCACAAAAGTCTCGCTTTACTAAGGAGAACTCCATTGCTGAAACACGTCTTTACTACGACACAGGACTCGACCCTTACTACGGATTACTTGAACTTGGAGAAAAGTACGGAGTCTTTGAGAGAGTTGGTAATCGCATTAAGATCGATGGAACGACCATCTATCCGAAAACGATTCTCGCAGATCCGCAAAAATATTTCACTCCAGAAATCATGCAAGCCCTGGATGAGTCAGCAAGAAAAGAATATCTATACGGACAAGGCAATGTAGTATCTCGTGAGGAGGATTATGCAAGCGAAAAGATTGACTGATTTAATTAGAGTATATGACTCTGCTATGGATTTAGAACGGTGTAATGCCGTTATAAAAATGTTTGATAAGAATCCAGATTATCACGAGTCAGTTGATAGGGATCTCAGACCAAAATTTCATCAGATGAATATCACATCTTTTACTCGTGATACACAAGACTTCACTTCAAAAGATCTTGATGCACATCAATTTATGGTAAATGCATTTACCACATATGCTCAATTATATTGCACAGATTTATTAGTTACTGATGAGCACCCAGCTCAGTATGCTCTTGAAGAGTTGAGAGTTAAGAAGTATGAGCCTGGTACAGATCAATTTGCAGAGCATGTTGATGTGGGGAATCACAACTCAGCACGTAGGTATCTGGCTTTCTTTCTTTATCTAAACACCCCCGAGGGTGGTGGACAAACTAAGTTTCCTTACTTAGATTTAACTATTGAACCAGTTGCGGGTAGAATGGTTGTGTTTCCACCAATGTGGATGTTCCCCCATGCAGGTCTGACTTGCCAGGGATCTGCCAAATATATTCTGAGCACGTATTGTCATTACT